TCACACTTCCGCGCGGTCGACAACACGCCCTCAACGGCTAGCCTCACGTCTCAGCTGACCTCACGCCGTCGCGTGAACGGGTAGGCCGACACGGTGACACCCGGGCCGCGCGGAACACCCTCCCGGCACCACGTCAACGCCGTCCCGCATTGCGGCGAAGGACCCCTGAAGGCCCCGTACCTTTCCGCGGCTGGCGTACCTGCGTGGTGCCGGACAGCATCAGACCAACTGCACACCGTTCGCAGTCGGCGCATCAACATGGTCCACGTTGCGCTCCACAGGGCAACCCGAGCAGGACACGTGCCACTGCGGCAACGTCAATCGCTCCTGGTTGCGAGTGATCACAACGGGGCCGGCGCAGTCCTTGCACTTGTGCACGCCTACACCCCCGGCTTCAACAAGGCCGTGGCTTCCTGCACTTCTTCGCCACTCGCCGGGGTCCCATTCCCGTGGTGTGCACTCTCTACCGTGCGCCTGACGATCTCTCCGCCCCATTCACGGAGCACCCTTCCGCTCACGGTAATCACCGCACCCGACCTCAACTGCACACCCTGCGTGTACTGCTCCATGTTCAAGAACCCTTCACAGCGACACCGTGCCGCTTCATACCGCGCAGGCTACGCACAACTTCTGACTTAACCGAGGCGACACGCCTCATCCGTAGCGTCCAGGCGGCGCACATCGAGGTGAACCCCATGGCCCAAGGTCGTCCAGTCGAGCCCGACGTACGCGCGCGCATCATTGAGCTGGCCGAAGCTGGCATGTCGCGCAACGCTGTGGCCCGCGAGGTCAGGGTCTCCCCGTCCACGGTTTCGAAGGTCGCGAGCGAGTGCGAACCGCCCCTCGTGTTCGACCGTTCAATGTCAGCGTCCGCGGTCGCTGCACATCAGGCGGATGCGAAGGCCCGTCGTGCTGCGATTCAGGACCTGCTCATCTCGAAGGCCGAAGACTTCATTGCGTCCCTCGATGACCAGTTCCTCGTGTTCAACTTCGGCGGCAAGGACAACGACTACGCCGAGCACATGCTCAACGGTCCCCCGACCGGCGACATCCTCAACCTGATGCGCTCCACATCGTTGGCGCTCAAGGAAGCTCGCGACCTCCGCAAGGACGACGACGACGAGGGTGTCGCTGAGGCGGAGTCGCTGCTGATGAACCTGATCCTCGAGCTGGGGTTGAACGATGACGAGTAGCCCCGTGCTCGACGTCGATGGTGACCCGATCCCTGAGGTGTCCACTCTCGGTCCTCAGCAGATCCGGTCGCTGAAAGAGTCCAAGGCGCGCATCAACATCTTCGAGGGCGCCATTCGTTCCGGCAAGACCATCGTGTCGCTGCTGCGGTTCCTGATGGCTGTGATGTTCGCCAAGGGCGGCGTCATCGTCGTCATCGCCCGCACCCGAGACTCGGCGTTCCGCAACGTGTTCGAGCCGCTCATGGACCGTGGCTTGTTTGGGCCGCTCGCCAAGCTCGTGCATTACACGGCCGGCGCACCCACTGGCCGCATCATGGGCCGCACCGTGCACGTCCTCGGCGCGAACGACAAGACCTCTGAGAAGGTCCTCCGAGGCCTCACCGTCGCGCTCGCCTACGTCGATGAGATCACCGTCATCCCCGAGGACTTCTTCACCCAACTCCTCGGCCGCATGTCCCCGCCGAAAGCCAAGCTGTTCGGCACCACGAACCCCGACTCGCCCTCGCACTGGCTCAAGGCCAAGTTCCTCGACCGCATCGACAAAGGCCTGCCGAACTGGCGCACATGGCACTTCACCCTCGACGACAACCCCGGCCTCACCGAGGAGTACAAGAACCAGGTCAAGTCCGAGTTCACCGGGCTCTGGTACAAGCGCTTCATCCTCGGCGAATGGGTCGCGGCCGAGGGCGCCATCTACGACATGTGGGACCCCGAGAAGCACACCATCGCCTGGGACGACCTCCCACAGATGCGCGAACTGCTCGCCTGCTCCATCGACTACGGAACCACGAACCCCACCGTGGCAGGCCTCCTCGGCATCTCCGCTGAGGTCGACCTGTACGGCAAGCCGGCACCGCGCCTGTTCATGGTCGACGAGTGGACGTACGACGCGAAGATCAGCCAGCAGAAACTCACCGACGCCCAACTGTCGAAGCAGCTGCGCGACTGGCTCGACGACGTTACGCACCTGCCCATCGACACGTACCCGCGCATGAAGCCGCGGTACACGATCCTCGACCCGTCCGCCGCATCCTTTCGGGTGCAGCTCCAACAGGACGGCCTCATGTCAACGCAAGCCGACAACGAGGTCCTGTACGGCATCCGCACCGTGGCCTCCCTGCTCGGCGCGGGCAAGTACCTCATTGCGCGACCCACTGAGAAGAACCCCGACCGCGGCTGCCCACGCTTCATCCAGGAAGCCCCCGGTTATGCGTGGGACCCCGAGCAAACGCTCAAGGGGAAAGACGCGCCGATCAAGGCCGCCGACCACTCCCTCGACCAGTCCCGCTACGGCCTGGTCACCACCGAGAACCTGTGGCGACTCCACATCAAACTCGCCGCCTAACCCACTCTGAATGGAGTTCCCGTGCCCTCCACCTCAGACCTGTTCCCGCCGGCACCGTTCGACATCGCCGCCATCCGCTGGGCTGAACACGACGCCTGGTGGTCCGACGACACCGAAGCTATCCAGAAGATCTACAGCGGTCAGGGCGCTCAGACAGCGCACACCCACATCCACAATGGGCGGCCGTACCGCGGCGGCGTGCGCGGCAACCTGTCGAAGATGTGGTGGGGTCAGCCTGTCGTCGACGGTGAAGCACGCACGAAGATGCACTTGGGTGTGCCTGCGATGCTCGCCCGCCTCTCCGCAGCGTTGCTCCTCGGTGAAGCGGCGAAGATCCGCTGGGAGAAGCCAGCCGACGCCACTACCGGTGCCAAGTGGGTCCATCCGGGACAGGCTCGCCTCGACGTCATCATGGCCTCCGACGAGACCCACGCGGAACTGCTCAAGTCCGTCGAGTACTCCGCTGCTCTCGGTGGCGCGTACCTCGCGGTCACGTGGAACAAGGCGTTGCGCACACACGTCCGCATCCGCGCGTACGCGACCGACTGCGCCATCCCCGAGTTCCAGGACGGCATCCTCACCGGTGTCACCCTGTGGACCGAGTACCAGGTCGACAGCGACACATACAGGCTGCTCGAACGCCACGACCGCGGCATGGTGTCGTTCACCCTGCACAAGGGCGGCCCGAAGGTCCTCGGCGAAGTCGTCCCGCTGTCCACCCTCCCGGAGACCAGCCACTACAACGGGCTGCGCACTGAGGCGGAGGTCACCACGGCCCTCGACTTCCCCGAACTGTGGAACGAGAGCGTCGTCGTCGCCACCGGTGTTGACGACCTCGCCGTCGTCTACTTCCCCAACGACCTCCCGCAGACGGACTGGCGCAAACTCGGTGTGCTCGCCAACCTCGGCCGGTCAGACTTCGCCGGCATCGAGGAACTGTTCGACAAGATCGACCAGATCTGGTCATCGCTCCTCCGCGACTTCAACAACGGCGCAGGTCGCATCACCGCCCCCGAGGCTTACCTCGAACAGGGCGGCCCCGGCCAAGGCGCCACGATCGACCTCAACCGCGAGGTGTACTCAGGCATCAACGCTCTCGGCTCGTCCGGTGACTCGCTGGCGTCACAGCTGACCGTCAGTCAGTTCGACATCCGCGTGAAGGAACACCTCGACGCGGTCGACGCACTCAAACGTGAGATTGCTACCCGTGTCGGCTACTCCCCGCAGCACCTCGGCCTCAAAGCGGCTGAGGGCGCCGGGCAAAAGACGGCCACGGAGGTGTTCTCGGACTTCACCGCGAGCGAACTCACCCGCGACAAGAAGGCCCTGTACCTCAAGCCGGCACTCGCCCGGCTCGCTCAGGTCGCCCTCGCAATCGACGGCGTCGTGTTCCCCGCTGAGGGTGGCAAGTTCTACGACGAGCTGCCTGACGTGGAGTTCGCCCCAGTGTCGCAGGTCGACCCGGAGAAGACAGCGCGCATCGTTGGCCTCGCTGACGTGGCACGCGCAATGTCCACCCGGACGCGGGTGCAGGAGATGCACCGTGACTGGGATGACGAGCAGGTCGCTGAGGAGGTCGAGCTGATCAACCAGGAGAACGCGATCCCCCTCGACCCGATGGTGCCCCCAGATTTTGGCGCCACCGACCAGACGGCCACCGATCAGGGGACACAGCCCGCCGGGTAGGAGTGGACGATGACGAAGGAGCAGAAGCAGCACGCCGCCGAGGTCGCGGCTCTCATCGCCCTCTACGCGTGGGCTGAGCAGTCTCTCCTCGCCGGGGTCGCCCGCATCCTCCGGCGCACCACCCCGGACTTCATGGGGCGCCTGGCGGCACGGTCGCTGACCCGGCAGCTCACGCAGACTGTCGTCGCTCGGTTGGACGCTTTGACCGGGCCGATGATCGACCAGGTCGTGCGGCTCTCGTCAGCGGCCGGCGCGGTGGACGGCGAGAAAGCTGCACGGGACGCTATCGACGCGGCCCTGTCCGGTACGACGGGCGACAACCTCGTGCGTCTCACCGGGGTCGCTGGCGTCCCTGACGAGTTGGCGGCGGCGCGTGGTGCTGGCGGGCCTCCAATGCCTCCCAGCGGCCCCACGGCAGCGGGCGGCACCGGTTCCGGCGGCTTCGACCTGTCCGTGCCGCACGGTGTGCGCGCTGAAGCTGCCATCCGACAGGACCTGGTCTCCGAACTCGACGACGTCCGCTTCCGCCTCACCCGCCTGCCAGACGACATCTACAAGGCGATCACCCCGCAAGGCGCGATCCAGCAGGTGCTGCAGGGCAACGTCACCCCCGCCTACGCGCAGGCGAAAGCATGGCGCGAACTCACGGCGAACGGCATCACCGGGTTCACCGACAAGGGCGGCCGCGAATGGTCGCTGTCCGCGTATGTGGAGATGGCCGTGCGCACCAGCGTGCAGCGCGCCTACAACGCGTCGCACATCGAGCGCATGCACGCCCTCGGCATCCACTACTTCACCGTGGCTGATGATGGCCACCCCTGCCCCAAGTGCTTTCCCTGGCAGTGGAAGGTGCTCACCGACGGCCCTGTGGAGCACCCGGAGATCCCCGTCGACGGCACCATTCAGGACGCGGTCGCGGCCGGCCTGCTGCACCCCAACTGCCGACACTCGTTCGTCCCGGTCATCCCCGGCG